AAATTTATGCCGATGGATAAAGAAAGTGGTGATTTTCTTACGCCTATTTTTAAAATGTCATCTAATAATTTTAATCCGAATATATCTCCGCAATTTAAACGTATGATGAATAGTGGTGGCGGCAATTCAAATACGGTTAAAAGATCTGTTAGCGAAACAAAAAAAAAATATATAGCAGCTCAACAAAACTGGAAATGTGGAAAATGTGGTTGTCAATTACCTGCATGGTTTGAAGTAGATCATAAAGTAAGATTGGAATTTGGTGGCGATAATCATATTAATAATTTAGAAGCATTATGTAGAAATTGTCATGGGGAGAAAACCGCTACTGAAAAATTTTAATAACATATTATTTTATATAATAAGTATAAAATGTCTTTACCAATAAATTTATTAGTTATATTAACATTAATTTATATAATAATTATTGTTCTATTTTTTAGATATAATAATTCATATTCAACAGATAATGATAATCAAGATACAGATGAAACATCAGATTTGAATAAATTTTTTATTAAAAATAAAACATTAATATCATTTATATTTGGAATAGTAGGACTTATTTGTTTAATATTTACTTGGGTCGCTACTATTTTTAAACCAACATTTGATAGCAATTATTTAAAAATACCATTTTTTATAATTATAGTATTAGGATTATTTTCGGGTATAATTTATTTATTTTCATATAGTCCAACGGTTTTAATAGGTTTATTAAATATAATTAATATACTAATTATATCAAGCGTTGTAGCATTGTTTAGTGAACGGTTTTATAAAAAAACATCTGCGTTAATTGTTGGATTATTAATGGGAATATTTTTTTTATTTTCTATTGGTTGGATTAGTGGATTAATTTTAGGAATTGTTGGATTAATAATAGGACATTCTATTGGTAAAAATCCGAATAAAGGCAAATCAGTCCAGACTCCTTTTTGGGAATTTTTAAATTTTATAGGATTAATATTATCAACTTTACCATATTCCATAAAAAAATTAGCAATTTTTATCAGTAAAATATTATCAGACGCTGCTAATCCAAATAACAAAAATAATTGGATAATAATTATAGGTATAATATTATTTTTAGTATTAATAAAATTAATACTACCTCTCATTTATAAATATGTTGTAAAACAAACATTACCACCTAAAAATATTATAACTACAGACGCAATATCAACCCATAATTCAAATAATTTAGGCAATTTTATTAGTCATGAACAAGAAATAAATAATAATAGTGAAAAAACTTATATGAATTATAACTATGCATTATCATTCTGGCTTTGGATTTTTCCTTTACCCGAAACAACCAGTCCAGCATATAATAAATCGACGTCACTATTAAATTTAAGTAATATAATTAACATAAAATATAATAATAATAACATTGAATTTTGGGCTAATACAATAGACAATAGTTCTACGGAAAAATTAATAAAAATTTTTGAATTTAAAGATTTTAAATATCAAAAATGGAATAATATAATAATAAATTATCACGGTGGAACTTTAGATATATTTATGACTGGTAAATTATCATCTTCTACTCCAAATATTATACCATTAAGTAATTCTTTTTCTGCTACAATCGGATCCAAAAATGGTATTTATGGTGGAATTAAAGATATTGTTTATTATAAAGATATATTAACACAACATCAAATAAATTTAATTAATAATATTATATAAATTTTAGAAAATTTATCTATCTATATTATATTATGTCTCCGTTGTTGAAAATAATATTAGCAGCTCTAGTAGTTATATTAATTATATATGCTGTATGGACTCTATTTTTAAAAAAAACAGGAACATTAAGTAGTTGTCGTTCTGGTACTGAAGCATTAATTATTCCAACAGATAGCTTAGCAGGTAATAGTCAAAGTAATAATTATTCATATTCTGTATGGTTTTATGTAAGCGATTGGTCATATGGTTTGGAAAGAGAAAAGGTCTTAATAAGACGAGGTAGTGCAAGTGGACAAGTTAATCCTAAAATTGCATTTAGCAAATTTGAAAATAATATTGAAATCCATGTAGATACTTATCCAACAGGACCTTCATCGTTGGGCTCTGGAGGTGAAAATGCGATAAGTCAACATGGTCCTACACCAAATGGAACACATACATGTATGATTAACAATTTTCCATTACAGAGATGGGTTAATTTAATAGTAAGTTTAAATAATCGAACCATGGATGTTTATCTAAATGGCAAGTTAGTAAGAACATGTATATTACCTGCACCAGCTAATATTGATCCAAATGCTCCAGTAGTATTAACTCCAGATGGTGGTTTTATGGGATGGACATCAAATACCCAATATTTCGCACAAGGTTTAAATCCTCAGGAAGCTTACAATATTTATGTTGTTGGGCCACAGTGTGCTAGTGGAAATCTGTTTGATAAATATAAACTTAGAATTCAATATTTAGTAAATAATCAAGAAGAAGCTTCTGTAACTATTTAATTTAATTAATATAAATTTTATACTTTAATATATATTTTATACTTTAATATATATATGCCTGGTTTACAAGGAGGTCAAAATCAACCATTTTCTGGAAGTAATAATTTAGTTTCTAAATTAGCATTCTTATTAGCTGTAATTTTTATTTTTGTAGTTTTATTAAAAGTTGGATCTGGAATTTTATCATACGTTTTTTCACATTCTAGTGATCCAATATTATTAGATGGAATGAAAGATGGTAGCAATTTTTCTATGATACCGGTAGATCCGAATCAACCCAACTCTATTCCGATTTTGAGATCAAAAAATCAAAATGATGGTTTAGTATTTACTTGGTCAACGTGGCTATTATTAAATCAACCGAATTTACCAAATCATGGATGTGCACCAGGCGCTTGTCCTGATGAAACCGGCCTTTTTAATCATATATTTAGTAAAGGTAGCGACACAAGAGGAGCAAATGGTGTTATGCAACCGAATAATGCACCCGGATTATATGTATCAAATGATTATACTCGTTTATTATTTGTTATGAGCACATTTGATAATCCGAATGAAACAATTGTTATTAATAATATACCGATTGGTCATTGGATGAATATAATAATTAGACAAGACCAACATCGTTTAGATATTTTTATTAATGGAACATTAACTAGAAGTGCAATATTAAAATCTATACCAAATCAAAATTATGATCCTGTATTTTTGTCTCTTAATGGAGGATTTGAAGGTTCTATTTCAAAACTACAATATTTTGCATATGCTGTAGGTGCAAATAAAATACAATCGATAATTAAAGATGGACCCAATCTTAAATCGTTAGATGAAAGTGTGAGTCAAACAGATGTGAATTATTTATCATTTAGATGGTTTTTTCCATTACAATCTAGCGAAATGCAATAATTATATAATTTATAATATATTTTTAAATTATATGTCAGCGGAACAAATTTTTACAAATACTATAATTAATGATAGTCCAGATATTTCATGTAATATTTACAATAATCTTATAACATCAAGATTAAGTTTTATAGCTACAAAGCTTGTAAATAGTGAAATAATTTCATCTATATCAAGACCATTAGATGGGTCACTGAAATCTCCAATCGAACAAGCAGAAATAAGAGGTTACTTTTTACCGGAATTATTTACAACAAATATAAGTAATAATTACGCTGGCGCTAGATTTTCAAAAGTTTTTCCGAGTAGCTGTGAAGGATGTACATTTCCTAATAATAATTTGTCATGTGTTAAAAACCCGGATTATGGCACATATAATCAATTATTATTAAAAAAAGGATATATGTTTCAAAATACGAAAGGATCAAATGTTATTAGTGGACCGATAACATATAATAAAAATGGTAAAAAAGAATTTTTATTACAGTTTGGTGGTTTAAGTGGTGCGGCTCTCACAAAAAACAAACAATTATCTAATTTAGGCAAAGGATTAACCAATGACGGAAAGCCTGGAAAACGATATGGAGTTCAAACATTTGTATTAGGAAATCCTATGCAATATAGTAATTCAAATATTTTTCAAGCTACTCAACCAACTTTAAATTCTAAAACAAGTAATATTTTTAATAATCCACAACCCTTTATTCCTATTTGCGTATCTAAAACATATGTTGAACCACGACAAGAACCCGAACCAGTACCAGTACCAGTACCAGAAATTATGTTTCCACCCTGGTTGGGTCCACCTTTTCAAAATCCAGAATCAGATATTATGTATCCACCATGGTTGGGTCCACCTGTTTAAAATCCAGAACCAGAATAAGAACCATAACCTGAATAACTTATTCTAATCGTGTCATATCACTTCGAATGTGTGTCCTAGACGATCGCTGACAATTTATCTTGTTGATTATTTTAGTAGTGCAACCGCATTGTATCGCTAGCACCAATATTAACATTCTTTAACAAATATATATATAAAATTTAAATTTAGATATAAATTAAAATAGCTAAATATATATATATACAATGACAGAAATGGTAGCTAGTAAATGGTATTTAATTGGTAGTCAACCTGGAGTTACAATTGATAAAACTGTTAGTATTCTATCAGGCAATAAAATGTCTGCATCACTTGCTTATATATCTCTTGGAGCGCCGGGCGATCCTGAACCGGCAGGTACTCTTCCTACAGATATATCTATGACTAGTTTTAAATTACAACCGGCGCGGCCCGACGTTAATTTTGTACTCGGAAATTGGGGTAAAATTAATGTAAATGAAATAACTCCTTATGGTGTATCTATAGGCGTTTGGGTTTTAACTAGAGAACGAGTGCCACCCGACGATCCCATCTACCCTCCCGGAGTCCCCGGGATTGCGCCCCTTATTGAAATAAATGGATATAGCAATAGAATAGAAATATCATTTAACGAATTTCCAGCACCGATCGATCCCTCCTTGAACGAGAGCACTGATCCGAAGATGCGCCCAAATCGATGGATATCAGGCGGAGGCACGGACTTGGACAATCCTGATTTTATTACATTTGAGTTGGTATTATGGGGGGGGTTTGATTTCCCCGACTCGTACGACGGTACGCTGATCGGTACGCTGATCAACAACGAGATTTTTACCAACGACGATAATCTCACTGGATATGACTTCGATGCAATCGGGGTCAACAACAATGAGAATGAAATTCAAAACTCGGTGGCCAATGGCTACGGCGGCAATATTACATTGAGACGTTTTCAGTCACCTTTCTTAGATACACGTACATTAAGATTAAGTATACGTAATCAGGACAACAATTTTTTTA